CAGCCAGGGGTGTATACGATGCTGTAAATAACAGGGTATTGATAAATCCTAAAACAGCAAACAAAGATACACCTATCCATGAGTTTGGTCATGTGTGGACAAGACTGGCTAAAGAAGAAAGAAAAGAACTTTGGGATAAAGGGATGTCTTTAATTGCAGGTAGTGACTTAGTTAAAAATCTTAGAGCACAGATAGCAAAAAACCCTGACTTACAAAAAGTATACACTGAAGACAAAATATTAGACGAGGCATTAGCAATTGCTATAGGTCAAAGAGGAGCAAAAATATTTGAGAGTCAAGAAGAACAAGGTATCTGGGATAATTGGATCAAAGAGTTCTTTGACTTTATTAAACAAAAGTTTGGGGTAAACACAAACCAAGGTATAGAGGATTTAACACTAAGAGAATTTATAGAGATTGCAAGTACAGAGATTCTTACTGGCGAAAAAATAGTTCCTGTAAGATCAAAACTTAAAACCCTCAATAGTAACATTGAAGTAAGATATAATAAAGAGGGTGACCTTGAAATTATAAACACAAAGACAGGTAAGCCTGTATCAAAACCTACAAGAAGAAAGGTAGAGAAGCAAATTATAGAGATGAATGAATTACCTGCTGAATGGATTGATGCAGGAACAACTTTATATGAGGCACTACAAGAAGACAAAACTAACAGAGAAGGTTTCTATGATCCTGTAGAAGCAGCGTTTATTGGTTACAAAGTAAAGAGACAATCTTTTATAGACAACTCAGATGTAAACAATATAAATAATACTTTAGGAAGAGCATGGTTCTCTAACAGCGAAGGTCAAGCGTTAGATGTTATTGCTATGGAAATTGAAGGCATGGTTTACGGAGGTGAATACAACGCTAGTCAACCTAGAGTTGAGGTTCAGGATCTAGTAGATATCATGCTTAAAAATCCAGGCAACTATTTAGCAGTACCACAAGATGTTAAAGATGCAAAAGATAATTTCATGGAGGTTACAGGTATGTACCCAACATTGAAAAATGCTGAAGCAATTAAAGACAAGATAACAGACTCTAATTCTAAGTTAGATGAGGTTTATGATGAAGACTTTCTTGATCAAGATATACAAAATGATGATGGTGAAATACCATTCCAGTTATCTTTCCAAGCAAACTTTAAAGATCCAATTACAGGATTAACTTATAGTTATGATAAGAACGGAAACAAGTTTAAGGTATTAGAAGACTCAGGTTACGTTACCAAGAATAAAACTCTTAGGGATTTTGCAGACAAACATATGGTTTTGCATACCCCAGATTTTGCGTTCTCTGGTCAGATAAGTAAAGATGGTGAACTAATTGTAGAAGGTAAAGGTGGTATGTACTACCCTATCAAGTTTCATGAAAAAGGATTCTTCTGGGCATCAACAGAATCAGGTGCTGACTCTCTTGTAAAAACCTTAAATGAATCTCTTCAAAAGAATCCAGACGGTAAAATATACATGGGATTAGTAACTGCTACACCAAGCAAACTACTGTCTTCTACAACAGCATCAAACGCTGTAGTAGATATATTTACTACTGACTCATTTATAAAAGGATTAGGTTTAAAAAAAGCACAAGTAAACAATGCATTAGTAGAGGCTGCTAATGAGACAGAAACTAAAAAAACTAAAAAGTTAGATAAGAACAACAAGCCTATAATTGTAAATGGCAAAAATGTAATGATCGATAAAGTTACAGGACTAAGAGCCAATACAAAGAAAAGATTCTCAGTTGAGAATAATTTAAAGTTGATAAGAACTAAACTGGCAAATGATAAATCTTCTTTTGAAGACAGAAAATTCTTTGTCCAGAGTTTTTTAAACTTACTTGCATCAAATGTAAACCCTAAAGCATTAGATGCTAAAGGTAAAATGAAGTATGTTAAGTCAGATAAAATAACTAAAACTAACGAACAAATATTTAAGTTCTTTAAGGAGACTATTGGATATGAACAAATGACTGGTACAGGAGGAAGAATTTCCAAAGCCAACTTGACTAGTGCTGTATCATATATGCTAGGTGAACCATTGTTGAGAAGCGAGTCAGAAACTAATAAAGTTTATGCTGTACTAGAAATCAGTGGTAAGTTAGATACGTTTGAATCAGATGCACATGAGTCATATCCTAAAGCAATAGGGGTTGATACAAAAACAAATGATGCTAGAACTAAATTACATATACTAAAAGACAGAAACGATTGGAGGGATAATTTCGCTGATCCAGATACTGATACAAATATTGAAATTGGGCGACCAAGAAACAAAGATGGTAAACCAAGATCTCATATTCAGATACTACCAACCACAGTAGGATTGACGTATGCACCAGTAAGAGTTCTAAACGAGTCTGAAAATCCAGGAATGTCTTTCCAACTTGAAGGGGATACAAACAAAAAACAAGTCTCTGAAAGTATACAAAGGTTAAAAGACCAAGGTAATTTTACTGAACAACAACTAGTAGAATACTTTAATAGAAGATTCCCTGATATTTCTATAAAAGAACTAGGTGAAATGTACAATGGTAAAGTTCCAGAAGACTCACCAAGATCTGAAAAAAGAAAATACACAAGTAGACTTGAACAAGTATTAAGTCAAGAAACTTTTGAAGAGATCTCAGAAGAGGCTAAAACTTATATTCCAAAAAGAAACAGTATAACTGAAGCAGAGGCTCAGTTTATGTTTGATAACATAGGTCTTGAAGAGTCTATAAATATAATTAAATCTAATCCTGACTGGTTATTACCAGAAGTAAGAATAGCACTTACAAATAAAGTTGTTAAAGGCCTTGAGGCTGAAGCAAGTAAATTAAGAGCAGAAGGAAAAGTCGCTGAAGCAAATGTAATATCTACATCTATAAATGGAATTGTAGAAATGATGGCAAAGGAAGGGACTAAAGCAGGTAGGTTTATTCAAGCATTCAAACTACTAGATGCACTAAGTGTTGATAGAACTATAGGTTTGATAAATAAAAAACTTAAAGAAGCAGGTAAAGATCCCTTAACAAAAGAACAAGAGGCTGAGGTAAGAAGATTAAAAGAAGAGTCAGATAATGCGAGTGAAGGATTGCCTAAGTCAACTGCTTTAGCAAATCAATATAAATACACTGCATCATTAGTAGGTACTGATTTTAAATCATTATTTGAAGCGTATTTCTATGCAAGTATATTGTCTGGAACAACTACACAAATAAGAAACATCATGGCAAATGTCATGTCAATTGGTAACGAACTACTGGTTACATCAATTAGAGAAGCGTTTTTAGGAAACCCTGCTGCAATATTTCACGCAACAGAAGGACTTATTAAAGGTCTAAGTAAAGGGTGGCTAAATGCAAAACACATCTTAGAGACAGGTGTAAAGTCTGATAGGTCAGATAAATTTGATAGTCCTGTCTTGTTAGAATGGTGGAGGTTTAATACAAATAGCAAGGTGCTAAATAAACTATTAAACTCTAAACTATTACCATGGTCTCCAAACTTTTTAAAGTATGTTCAAAGAGCAATGGTAGCAGGTGATCAAATGTTTTTTCATTCTGCTAAAGAAATGCAATCAAGAGCATTAGCAAACAGACTGAAAAAAGGAAAAGATGTAACACCAGAAGATATTAAAAGAGCAGAATCAATTTTAAATCCTTCTAAAGAGGCTCAAGAAAAGGCTAAAGCAGAAGCAAGAGATGATGGATATAAAGACGGAACAACTCAGTTCAAGATTCGAGTTCATGAAATAATGGAGGGTAATAGAGACATGACCATTCAAGGAACGTCTGAAGAGTTTGCTGCAAAAACAACATTTAATTATGAGCCAGAAGGTGCACTAAGTTATTTATATAACTTTATCGTACAGTCTAGACAGATGAAAGGTGTTGGGCCAATTATGACAACCTTTATTCCATTTGCAAGAGTATTAACAAATGTGTTTAATAGGTTCTTACATTATACACCTGTAGGATATGTTACAGCAGCAAGAGGTAAAGTAAGGGTTGCAAGTGGGAAAACAAGAATACTTTCTAAAGAAGAGAAAGCAGATCTTTATATCAAGGCAACTATTGGGTTAAGTACATTAACAGGTCTGGTAGGATATCTAATGTCTCACGCAGATGATGATGATAGTGTATTAAAAATCTCAGCAGCAGGGCCTAAAGACTTTAATAAAAAGTATGAATTACAAAAAGCAGGATGGAAACCTTTTACGGTTACTGTTGGTGATTTAAGTTTTTCGTATGCTGATCATCCTTTGTATTTTATTTTAGCAGCAGCAGGAACATTATATGAAAGTGATAAGTATGGAAACTCTATTGAAGGAGAAGGTGCAGCAGATTTATTTAGTTATGTAGCACTAACAACAAGTATGAGTATGTTGCAACAGTCTTGGTTACAAGGTTTATCAGATCTTGGTAGAATATTAAATTCTAACGATCCTGCTAAGGCAGTAGCAAATAAGGTGTTTGGTGTAGCAAGTTCAATTGCCTTGCCTAATTTCCATAAACAATTAGTAAGACAGTCTATGGAAATAATGGGTGATCCAATAAAAGCAAGAAGAACAGGTACACTAACTGGAGCACTTGATCAATTGTATAGAGATATTCCACTTGCAAATTCTGGTCTTTATGACATGGTAGATAATTACGGAGATCCTGTTATACCACACCAAGGTCAAAAATTTATGCCATTAGATATAAAACTAGGAGACAACGGTGATCCTTTAACAAAACATCTTGTAGGTGAAGGAGTCTTTGTAGGTAGTGCAAGTAATAGAAAAATTGAAGACTTCGATTTAGGAGAGTCAAGATATCTGGATGGAGATGAGTATCAAGTTTACAAAATGGAATCTGCTAAAGAGGTAGGTAAAGTTTTAAGAGAGAACAGAGATTACTTATATGGCTTAAAAGGTGAAGAACTAGGTGAAGCAGTAAGGGCATTAAAAATAGAGGCTAGAAACACAGCACTTTATGAATTATTTTATTACGGTAAATACAAAAAACTAACCAAGAAAAAGCGATAGATGAGACAAATTAAAGAAATAATTGTGCATTGCACAGCGACACAAGAAGGTAAGCCGATATCAGTTAGCACCATTGATAAATGGCATAAGAAAAGAGGTTGGTCAGGAATTGGGTATCATTATGTTGTGCAATTAGATGGTACAATAAATCAGGGGAGACCAATTGAAAAGCAAGGTGCTCATGTCAAGAATAAAAATAAAAGTAGTATCGGTATTACATATGTAGGAGGAGTAGAGTCTGAAAGAGGTGAAGACGGTAAATGGATTGCAAAAGATACAAGGACGGATGCACAAAAAGATAGTTTAGAATACCTAATTGGTTATCTTTGTGCTAGTTATCCAGGTGCTGAGGTTTATGGTCATAGAGATTTCTCAACCAAGGCTTGTCCTTGCTTCGATGCTAAAATAGAATATAAACCTATAGCAGATAAATATGGAAGATAATAGTGGTTATGTAGTTGCTATTTCAGAACGGTTTAGAATCGGCCCTATGTTGGGGTGGGCATTCTATCAACCAGACGAAATAGATAATAGTTATGAGTTAAATATTTATTTAATATTTATAATGATTCACATTAAATGGTGGGAAGGTAATGAGTGATACAAGCAGCAATAGTGGGCCACAATTAAATGCCTTACGCAGTAATTATAATAAATTAGTTTCTAAAAAACTTTACTTATCTAAAAGTAAAAAAGTACAATGGGAATCTAAAAGAAGATTTGGTAATATCTAATCCAATGTCTAAGGAGGATGTAAACATAAATAAGTTTTTAGCAAACAATTGGTCAATTGTGGTCGGTTTGTTGGCTGCTATATTTACAGCAGGAACTATTTTTGCTCAGTTTACTGCTTTAAAAGTGGAGTTAACAACTGTACATGAGAGGTTAGACAAGAAAATTAAAGTCATTAACGGATTAGAAGACAGGATAGTTGGTATCGAAAAAGAATTGCAATACGAAAAAGGATACCTAGAAGGTAAAAAAAAATAAAAAGTCATGAGCAAACCAAAGAAAAAATTTAAGGATACTAAAGTAGGTAAATTCCTGCTTGGTAGTGGATCTAAAATCGTAGATGTAGTTGGAGATCTATTGCCTAATTCTGGTGTTCTTGGGATAGTTAAAAATTTAATAGAAAAGGAAGATCCAAAACTACTTCCTCCAGAAGATAAAGAAAAGGCTTTAAAACTCTTAGAACTAGATCAAATCGAATTACAAGAGGTGAGTAAGCGTTGGGACTCAGACATGAAAAGTGATTCATGGCTCTCGAAAAATACGAGACCTCTAACATTAATATATTTAACTGTAGTTACGTCTCTTTACATCACATTAGATGCATTAGACATAGCGTTTGATATTGACGAAAGTTGGGTAGAACTTTTAAAAACCCTCTTAGTTACGATATACGTTGCATATTTCGGATCAAGAGGATTTGAAAAATATTCATCAATAAAGAAAAACTAAATACCTAATGTGTTGTATATCCTAGGACTTTTTGTAGACCTTTTATAGATAATATACCCATCATCCTTTAATAGTTTAATTGCTTCAGTTTTTCTTTGCTCTTGTATTCTATGGTGATTAAAAGTTTCACTCTCAATTGCGTTTGGTTTAGTATTCATGGTTTATGTGTGATTTGAAAACCATCCAGAATGATCTCTGAAAGGTTTGTTTCTATTTTGTTCTTCTATTTCTGGTTGCTGTTCATTTTTTAAAGCAATCAACAAAAGGATAAGGTATCCTGTAAGATCTTTTACTGTGTCCTCAGTCTTATCGTAAATCCCTTTTTGTTTTATTCTAGATAACTTATCATCTATCCTAGCACATAGTGATACTACTGCGTTCCCCTCACTAAAAACATTAATAGGTGACGTTGCACTATCACCGTAATCAGTGTTTTTAGAGATGAGAAGGCTGATGATTTCAGCACCAACCCTCTCAATTTTTTCTCTAGTATCCATATTAGAATGGCAAGTCTGTGCCTTCTTCCTGGTTCACAAACTGATCAACTTTTTTAGCGTGTGCTTTTGCTGAGTTACCAGATGGAATATTACCATCAGCGTAAGTCACTTTCCAAGCGTTAGCGTTTGCAGTTCTTAACTCTCCATTTCGATCTGAATAACTTCTTAGGTTAACAGATACTTTTACCTCGTCCTCTACCTTGTAGGCATTAAACAAGTTTGCTTTAGCACCAATTGCTTCAATAGGATAGTCTACTGGGTATTCTCCTCCTAGTGTAAGTGTTAGTGTTCTTTTTTCCAAATCTCCGTTTTTTGTTTGGATCGTTAACGCATCAGAGATTGCTTTGATACGTCCTTGTAGTTCAATTGAATTACTCATTTTTAATTATTTAAAAGTGTTATATATATTCAGAGACCTTACAGCCTCTCGCCTTGAGATATTCAAGGACTTCTTCTGTTATACAGTTTACATAATTTATCTTATCTGAAAGTTCTTTATTTAATGCTTTCAGTTTTCTTTTTTCTTTTACAGTATTGTCTTTGTGCACAATGTTGACATGATCTGTATTATGCTTCAGTAGTAATCTATCTACCTCTGGTATTCTTATCTTGTAGTTTACCATACTTATACATTAAGGTGTATTAATAATTTGATTTTTTATAAGCATCTCTATTAACTCCATCATATCTTCTTTATACAATATACAATACTCTTTACCACCTGGTGCTTTATGAAACACAATAGGAACATCTGTGGGTTTGACTACCATGTCTGCTAATACTTTTTTGTATTGGGGATTTCTCTTGTAGCACTTTGCCTGTACTGCAAAATCTCCTGTATTCATTAAATCAATTCCCTGGTCATCTAACATTTTAGATCCATACCTTGAGGTTACACAATCTGTAAAGCCTAGTTTTTTAAAATCTTTTACTAGTTGTCTCTCATAATTGTGTCCTTTATTCCTATTTGTGTTTGCCATATTATAGTTTAAAATCTTTATTTACATAAATGCTGTTTGCATTTACCATACTTTTTATTCCAGAATATTCCACAGTTTTATGAAAGCCTTTATATAGTAAATAATAGTCATGTCCCATTCCATTTGGTCTTATGTAATACTTTTCAATTCCTGGAACTATTTCATTTAGTTCTGCTAATCTTACTAAGTCTTCACCTTTCTCGTATGGCTTTGATTTTCCTATTTTACCTCCCCATTTATTGGTTTCCCATTCGGTTCTATGTAATATTTGTAATTTATTGTCCATTGAATTTTGAATATTGTCCATCATGAGTAGTGTCTTCGTACTCATTATAGCAAGTTGTATCAAGGTTATATTTAAATTCTTGCATACCAGTTTTACCAGTAAACCTCCATCTTACTTTCCATACATGAACCTCAACTAATTCTCTTTCAAAGTCTCTATAAACTGTAATTCCGTTATCTACTTTATTGAAGAAGTGTGAAGATCCACTTACGCTGTAACCTGAAGCGACCTCCACCTTCCCATTTTCTTTCTTTAACTTTTGTGGGTGTGCAACTAATATTACTCCACAATCATAAGCCTCTTTAAATATTTTTATTTTAGATAGTTGTAGTCCAGTATACTGGTGCTCATTCATTCCTCTTTCTATCTTGTGCTCAACAAATGCCCAGTTGTCAATTATTAAACAGTTTATACCCATTTTTTTAACTAACTCTTTTCCTTTATTCAATATACCTTCAACAGTAAGATCGTTGTCTTTTAAATTAATAAAGTAAAAGTGATTATTCACAAAATCAATTGCAGGATCTAATTCTTCTGGTTGTAGGCTGTCTACCCCACCTCTTCCGAACTTTTTACCAGAAAATTTTTCTATTAGTTCAGCAACATGAACTTTAATTGGTTGTTTCTCTGCTGAAAATATACCAAATTTCCATCCATGTTTCTTTGCTAACTCAACAATTACTTGATCAACAAAAGAAGATTTACCATGTCCTGGAACTCCAGTTACTAAAGTAAACTCACTAGGTCTCCAAGACATTAATTTATCAAACTCTCTATAACCGATCATGTCACCTTGTGGCATCCCATAATTATAGAGGTTGTGTATTTCGTTTCTAGAATCTGATGCTTTACTCACTCCCTCTAATGGAAATGGCTTTGCGTTGTCTAAACATTTTACGAGTTCCTCTGCTCCATGTTTAAGTAAAACATCATTTGCATCTTTACATCCCTCTGGAAAATTTACTAACCATATCCTTTCTTTACCTAGTCTTCTAGATAATTCATCTCTTAGTTTTATTCCTGGTGCATCATTGTCAAGTGCTAAATAAACTTTTTCTTTATTTTCAAACTCATCAATGCTGTTGTCTAAATATGTCAAGTTTTGATTTCCAGTAGATGCTCCATTAGGTACAGAACAAGCAAATATTAACTTATCTGTCTGTAAACCAGCCTCATAGAAAGCCATAGCATCAAACTCTCCCTCAGTTATTACGCACCATGAAGCAGGATTTATTAAGTCTAAACCATACATGATCATTTCTGATCCTTTGTTTAGTTTAAAGTTTTTTTGAGAATCCCTAAACTTTATATTTATTCTTCTCCCTTTTCTAATATAATTAAATTGAATTACTGGCTTTTCAGATTGTACTTGAGGCATATATTCGATTCCCTCGGTTACTCCAAAGTATTCAATAGTGCTATCGCTTATTCCTCTGTCTTTGAAAAACTTTTGAATTTTTGAAGATAGTGGAGATGCTTTTACAGTTGGCATCTCGTAATCACTTTTGTATTCTACAACTGATCCGTTTTCACCACAATGATGACAATAGTAAGTTCCAGTTTCTACCCAGACTCTTAAACATTTTTCGTTTTTGTTTTTTCTTCTGGTATGTGAACATTTAGGGCACTTAGTTTTTTGTGGTTCAGTGCCAGTATTTCCCTTAACATCTATGCCAAGTGATTGTAGTTTTGATAAATAGTCTGTCATATTATTGCTACTCTTTTTCTGTTGGGGGTGACCTTATTAGATGTCATCCACTCTTTATATTGTATTAGGTATTTCTCTATAAATTTATTTCCAAATATCACTTCTGGTGTTACAGAAGACTGATACTTTTCACTCCATTGATCTTTGCAGTAATCAAATACGTTTGCCATTGTTTCACCAGTAATTGGTTCACCATCAAACTTTTTTGATAGAATGCTTTTAAACCTTTTTTCGTATGTTCTTGGTTGGTATTTTTTCTTATACCTATTATTAATGTATTCTATTACATCAGCACATACTTTTTGGTACTCTAAAGATATTACTTGATCAGTCTCTGCAACTGCCACTCTAAACCATAATGGAGTTGTCCTATATTTTGGATGAGATTTAGTTCCTATATTATCAATTAGTCCTTTTTCAGTTAGTTCACTCACATATCTACTCATTGTTCTGGTAGAGGTGTTTAATTCAATACCTAAGTCACCTAAATTTTTATCACAATAATTATCTACACTTGTGTATTTGTATATTAAATCACATAACATATATGATAGTGGTGAAAGATCGTGTTTGCGTAAGACTTCATAAATTACAGTTGTGCTTCTTATCATTTTAATAATAGTTTATGATACCAGAGGTCTCTATTTTTTTTGTTTCTATGAGATTCTAATCTGCATTCTACCTCTATGATTTGATTAAGTTTAAATTCTTTTATCTTGTCTTGTAATTCATCCCAACAATGTATTGCTAAATATGAATTATCTAAAGTTTCTACTATAAGTATCTTGAATGAGTGAGTTCCTTTATCACCTTTTACAGCGTTCTCGCTTCCGATATACCTTACTTGTCCGTTTACTTTTATATTCATTTAATGTTTTCTTTTATAATTTCAGCAAGTGAAATAGTTTTTCCGTAGTTATGCTTTATAAAGTTTAGTATTAAACTGGTTTTTGTATGAAACCCAATGGCTGTTACACCTGGCTCTTTAGTATTATAAAACTCATCCATGATTTGTATAAATTTTTTTTCCATGAACTCTATGTTTTCTTTATCATCTGACTGGTATTCTGCTATGTCATCTATTGTATGTCCAAACATTAGAGATACCCCAGTAAATATGCACAACCCAAAATACGAGTTTCCTTCTATTACAGAATTTACTTCTAATGTGTGTGGGTTTCTAACAGCCAGATTTGCTATGATCCCTTTTTTTATATCACTTAGTTTCATTTAAAAATTTGTTTTATCAATGTCCTTATATCTTACATTGAAAGTTTTACCCCAGATAATTTTCCCCTTGTGTCCAAAGTCTATCTCTTGTGCTCCACGATGAAGCATCATTTGTTTTATAAGTTGTTGGGTTAGTTGTTTGTTTGACTTTGCTAATTTTTCTTCATCTCTATACTGGATGTAGTCTTTAGTTAGTCGTTCCATTTCGTCATTTGAATCAACAGAAACCCTATCAACCATTGCTTTATGCTTTTCAGATAAAAACTGATCAAGATCTACTTTATATTCGTCCTCTACATTTGGCTCTAAGTGTGAAACAAGTCTATAGGCTTCATTGTTGTCTAATGTTCTGAAGTCTGTGTCAATGATTTCTCTTGCTTCTTGAACACTATTGTAGAATTTTTCTGCTTCCACTAATATTGTTTCTTGAATGTTTTGGTTTGCCTCAACAGTAAAAACATCCATATGTCTACCGTCTTTTAGAAAAGCAAATTGACCATAGTGATATCCTAGCACAAGCATATACAATTGTATTTGTGCAATGTAGTATGGTGGGATTCCTCCAGACCATTTGTCTGCATTGTATCCAGATATTGTTTTGATTTCTAAGACTCCTTTACCATTCATTTCATCATGCATGGTTATTTGTCTGTCAATATTAGCAAACAAGAATGGATACTTTGGGTTTACAAATATAGAATTTCTTCTAATTGACTTTCTAAGTTTTGTTTTTGACTGGTAGTTGTTTATCATCTCTACTGGATCTCCAGTCCAGTATTGCCATAAGTCAGCAACATAGTCTTCAAGTAGTCTTCCATGAAACATAACCTCATTATCTATGTTTTTCATGTTGGCAGTTCCTACTGATTGATTCCATCTAGTGATTTTAGATGTCCATGGGTTTAGTCCTAATAGTGTAGAGGCATCAGATCCTCCGACCATTCCTTTATAAACTAAAGTTTTTCTTAATTCTACCCATTCTTCATAAGTTAGATTTGCTGTTGGAATTCGTTTTATTTTCATTGAGTTTTGATTTAAATAAAGGGGAGGTCTGTACATGAAAGTAAAACACTTCTGGGGTGCTTTTCTTTTTGTTGTTGGTTTGTCAACCTCCCCTTAGATTATTTACTTGCTTGTGCTACTGCTTTTTTTGCTTTTAATACATTGATTTGTTTTTTCAAAAGATCCATTTGTTCTTTAGACAACTGGTTTTTGTAAGCAGGTAGTTTTTTCTCTACTGCTGTGTAATCTTTTGAAATGTGTGCCAACATATTCTCGAAGATCTCATTTTTGCTATTATCTTTTATGGTTGCTAGTTCCCTAGCCTCGTCTTCATCCATGATAGTGTCCTCTCCACCATCAGCAATGCCAAAAATAAATAATGCTCTATTGAGTGCTCCAGACTGACATTTTTGAGATGCGAATGGTTCATTTGCTCTTTTGTGTGCAATACCATCTGCTATAATGACTCCGTCTGAATTTAAAACTGATCCTCTCATCATGATTAAACTTTCGTTCATGTCTAAGATTTCAGTTTGTGTGTAGAATCCTTCGCTTCGGAAGTAATCGTTGAAGTATGAAAGTCTTTCAGTCCATGGGACTATTTCTTTACCTCCACTAATTTTTGTTTTTTTTAGTTTTCTTTTCAGTTTTGCCATCGTTATTTTTTATTAAATTGTTTAAATAAATGTTTACTATATAATACTTTCTTGTGTGAAACAAGATACTTTCCCAGTCAAATATCCATCCCTTAATTCTTCTCTGCATACACAATTCCTCAAAATTGTCTAGCAGATAAAGTTTGAAATCCCTAAGAGAGAAACGCTTACGGTCATGTATAATTTCCCTATTGTCGTAGTCAAATCTGACCATATTTTTATGGAATTAATCATGTCGTGGTAGTTTTGCTCGAAGTTAAAAAAATAAAAGAGTTTTGAACAAAAGTTAAGTTAAAAAGTGTTAAATATTTATGAACATATTAACATTGTCTTTTTGTTTTTCTATTGACTTGGTTTCGCTGTGCTGAACATATCGATAAAAAGCAGTTGATCCGTTTTTATGACCACTTATGTTTCTTACCTCTAACTCAGACAGTCCTTTACTTAAATGATATGTTATTCCACTACTCCTAAGTTTATGTGGAGTAAACAAATCGTATAGTTTTTTTCTTTCCTTTACTGGGTTACCCTCATGATCAAAATAATACACAATCTTTTCTTTACAGAATTCATCGTATTGCATTAGTAGTTTTTTTAGTTGCTCTCTAAATGTTTTTATACAAAAGGTGAATGGGTTTTTACTAATATATTCTTTCACATCTTGTGGTAAATAAAACGTACTCACAGATCCCATACCTTTAGTTGTTATTATTGATACAGCATCTCCATCTATATTACATTCAAACCTAACCAGATCACTTACTCTCATGCATGAGTACAACATCATCCTAGTATAATAATATGTATGATGCAGTTCTTTGTTAACTGGCATAGTAGAATGGAATATTTCAACTTGTTCTGGTGTCATTGCTATAACCTCTCCGTTTACTTCTGGTATAGATTTAAGTTTTGGAAACCAGTATCCGTACTCCTCCTCACCTTTGCGTAGTGTAGTTCTTATTGTTTTCAAATGTGATTTCCTGGTGTTAGGATGTTTCATATCATCCAGAAGCATGGTGATGTATTTATTGACTTTACCTTGTAGTAATTTTTTAGCCTTTACTCTTTGTCTTCTGTCTGTTACGGAATTCAAGTCTAAAACATCTAGATCAAAATTAAATTTATATTTCTTCATAGTGTTGTAGACTCCCTTGTAAGATTTGATCGTTGAATAAGAGAATCTTTTTCCGTTATTCAATAGTGTCCCATCTTCTAATTTGTTTATAGTGTCCTTTAGTAAGGACATAAATGTGTCTTGTGCCATGTTATAGGTTTATAGGTTAAATAGGTTTTATAATGAGTCTGAAATGCCTCTCCATGATCAGTAGAGGCTGATAGTTTGTAGTCCCTAGGGGAATCTCTACCTTTCAGTAATTATATCATCTATTTCTTGTGCTAAAACTCCGTAGTATTCTATTATTTTACTGGACTCATTAAAAAACAATTCTGTTTTTCCTTGAATCTTTTGACATAGTTTACTTTTTTTAGTTTTAGATCCATAAACATACTCACATACATCTGTGTGCGTTATTCCTTGTAGTTGTAAAAGTCTTCTGGCTCTTCGTTTGTATAAAGTATGAGTTTTCATATATAGTTTATTTAAGGTTAAAAATCTGTATTTAAATTAATTGATGTATTTCTTTTTTCCAAAATTTTATAAAGGTTTTGATATAGAATAGTACCAATTGTTCTATCTAATAATATGTTAGACAAAACTTCTTTATCCAATCTATTAAAATTAGCCTCTATAAAATCTGTTATTGTATTATTCTGATTTTGGGTGACCTCTTCCAACTTCTCTTTTGTCTGTTTATGTTCTTTCATTAGAGATACATAATCCTCCAGAATATCTTTTGTGTCTGTTTTGTCTACCTCAAAGTCAAAGTCATCTAGTAGAGCAATTACACTTTGATATTTATTTCTAAGATGTTTATCGGTTTCCATGTAGTTCTTAAATTGTTTTAAGTTATGGATACCAGTTGCGTGATTTTTATTAATATATCTAGCAGAGTGTGATATAGGTATTCTTAAATGGTCATGAACAATTTTAAAGTAAATCTGTCTGGCATCTACATTATGTCTTTCTCTGTTACCAGTTTTTACGTTTGCTCTTGTGGTTTTATCAATTACCTTAATAATTGCATCTAGTTTTAGTTTTGTCTGATCTGTCATTTTGCTGTAGTTTTTTAAGATTAGTTTCCTACCTCTGTGAATCACAAAGTTTTTAGGGTTTGTTTTTTTTGTTTGTTTTAGACTGAGGTACTCTGTCTTACTGACTCTCCTATTAAGTGTGAGATGTTCCATTCATCTGACCAATATTTTTTAGATCTTTCAATAGATCCCACAGCACCTCTAGATACTTGGTATCTGGATGGAATTGATATAAAAATATTTGGTTGATAAGATGAATATGCTAAGAAACAAGCACCATCTCTAATTAATTTCTGGCACATCTTAGTGGTTTCACCACCTATTTTCCATGCTTCTCCAGAGTCAATTAAGTCTTGGTAGACCTTTAATCCATACTGCTTTTGCAGTCTTCTAATTTTACTTTCGTTCATTATTTCAGTTTTTTTTTTAGTTTATATACTTACTCTGAGTGCTAAATTAACATATTATGTTAATAAAACAAATTATTCTGCCTCTGGAATTGAATTATCGTTCATTGTATTTTCTCTCCAGAGGTGTTGTTTTCCCTTGATATTGTGATACATAGCCTTAATAAAAAAGTCTGGTGCATCTGGGAACATATCTTTTACTTTGTTAAATATTGGATCGTTTTCTATCATCTTGATTGTAGTTTTACTAATTTTTGAATTGCTGATTTTTCTGACATAAAATATTCTTGGTTTGGATTTTCATCGTGCATCTGTTCGCTTTCGTAATCCCAACATGACCAGACTACTTTATATCTTTCTGGGTTTTCATTATTGTTTACCAGTAATTTATATTCTCCGTAATCCATCATTTCTTCAATAGTCCAGTAATCATCACCCTCATCAAAAGGATACACTACACCATTACGTTTGTCTTTGATTTTCTTTACGTTTATCATGTATTCGATAGTTTCATCAACAGTTTTTAATACATTTACTAGTTGTCCTTTAATATTCATTAAATACTCTATCGATTCTGGATCATATTTATATTTTTTTGATACTGTGTCCAATATGTTTGATTTGATAAACTCTTCCATTTTTACTTGTTCCATTTTATGTGTTTAATTTAGTGAATTGTATTGTTAAATTTTCTTTCCAATGATCAGCATCTTTCTGGTACTCATCAAGAATTTTGTTTACCAGAGGTAACTCATCTATTCCTAATTTAGATAGTCTAGTAATTAGTTCGTCTGTATGCTTTTGTAAGTTTACCAGAAATTCTTGGTCATTGCCATACATTGTGTCTAGCAGTTTGTTGGTTGCTTTTTCAAGTTCTTGCTCTGCTTGTTTCACCTTGTACTTTAAAGAGTGTTTAAATACAGATGTTGTGCTTACCTCATCAAGAGATTCTAATAATAGTTGTGCGTAGAATGTCGCTTTTACTATTGATATGTAAGTTTCGTTGTTTGTCATTTTTTGATTTTTATTTTATTGTTTAGTATTTCAAGAATCTCTGCTATAAATTCTTGCTTTTGTTCTGGACTGGATGCATACAAAGGGCAAGGTTGCCAGAACAACCTACCCTTAGATTTCTTGAATGCTTTTAGAAAGTTTTTGATCATAGAAATATGTTATAAGATATTAATACTATTACTCCAATTGCCCATGTGATTATGATGGCTTGAAATATGTTTTCTTGTGTCTGGTATTTCATTAATCTTTAGTTTTAAACTCTCCTTGTTCTGCATTACATTCAATCCACATATCTATAGCCTCAAATGTTTGGCTTACTATGTATTCATTTTGTAATACCGTTTCTAAAACTTCCATCGCTTGATCATCGTCACAAACATAAGTTTGTTGAACATCCCATGTACCCCATAAATTATTAGTACAATAGCCTCGTTTTTCAAGTTCTTCTTTTAGTAAGTCAGATGAAATATCTTTTAAGTGTTGAGCATTGGACAAGTCTTGTAGTCTTTCATTTTCTATTCTTGCACATTCTAAATCTGTGGCAAGTCGTATAAAAGCCTCCCAGTTATCAACCTCTCTTACTACAATATCTTCATCACCTCTGGTATCAATACAATCTACAAGATATCTTCCCTTATAGATGATATCACAGAGTTCTTGAATTTGTTCTACATCTGATTCTGCTTCCCAGTCTTTACCAAATGTTGTTTCTGCTTGTTTTTCTAGGTCGTTTTTTGCAACGAAACCATAAGTAGATGTATATCTACCCTCTAAATTTGTTTTCATATTATATAGTTTTAATTGTGAGTTCCTAAATAGTGGTCATGTATTATCTCATGAGCATATTGCTCAATGTAAGTATCTGAAAAATCAGCATATCCATTTGTCATCGTTCTCCAGTTCCAATCATCCTTATCGTAATTAATCAGTTTCTGGATCACTTTTGTTTTGTAAATAACATATGCTATTTCTGGGATCACAGAATTTGCACTTTCTATGTTATCAGATGGCATTTCTTGATGAGGTTGTTCTAACCTTATTCTTTCCCAAGTTCTGGCAACATGAATCAATATTATGTTGTGTATTTCTCTTTCGTCAATTTTCATATCTGGTAAATGTTTTTGTCTTCAACAAATATTTCTACACATTGCTCCACATCGTCTGTGTGCATTACTCCAAAATTATCTGAGGCAAAGTAGTCTCTGTCCTCATTTCCTACCAGTATTTGCAGGTCTCTGTCTTGATTGTCTATCTTTTGTAAGATTTCTAATAATTGTTTTACTTTCATATTGTATAGTTTTAGGAATTAAAAATACTTGCTTTTGCCTTGTAGAATATCCATATGATTTTGTCTATCAATTCGATGTCTTCAAATTCTTTGATTTCATAATAAATAATTTTGTCCTGGATCATTTCATAATAAAAATTACTTAACGCATGATCCTCACAGCAGTATTCTTCCTTGAATAGTTTATAGTCATCACCTTGCATAAAGTTTAGAAGTAGCCGACCATTTTCGTGTTTTTCAATGT